GGTGGGACCGGACCCGGGCCACCAGGCGCCGGACCCGGTCACGAGAGTCGGGGGCCAGGGGCGGGTTGAGCTGTTCCCGGACCGGCGTGGAGGTGCGGGTGCTGCCGCGGCGCAGGCCCGGGCGGCGGCGGGACGCCAGGTCGACCGCGGGCGGGACCTCGACCGTCGGCGTGGGTGTGGCGGTACGGCGGCGCGGCCGGGCCAGGCCTGCGGGCTGCAGCCGGCGGACCCTGCCTGCGGAGCGGGGTGCCGGGGCAGGGTTGGTCGGTGCGGCGGGCTGGGTGGGCCAGCCGACGGTGCGGTAGCCGACCCAGTCGAACCATGCGGTGAAGGGCACGTTGACCGGGTTGATCAGGACGCCGTGGGTGAACTGGTCGAACGGCAGGCCGGTGAACGTGAGGTCGGGGGTTTCCTCGAGCAGGCCGCCGGACCAGTCGTAGAGCCGGACCCGCTGTGACTGGGTACGGGTGTCGACCCGCCACTGGAACAGGTAGGTGGTCAGCGGCTGCAGGCGGGTGGTGAGGTCTCCGACGCCGGCGAACGGGTTCCGGACCCGGACGATCCCGCCGTCGACGAGAGCGATCTGCGCCTGGGCGGTGGTGGTCGCGTCGGAGCGGCGGGCCTGCAGGAAGGGGATGGTGGCGCCGGGGGTGACGGTGGAGAACTGGACCGCGGCGGTCAGGTGGCAGGTGTCCCGGGTGGAGCCGAGGGCCTGGTCGGTGCCGATGTGGATCTGGCGGGACCAGCTGGACGCGACCGTGACGGTGACCTTGCTGCCGAGCGCTCCTTCGCGCGGGTACTCGTTGCTGAAGGTCCAGCTGCCGTTGGCTCCGCCGCCGTCCGCGCCGCCGTCGATGACCCCGAAGCTGATGGGCAGGGCGGTGGCGTTGGTCCCTGCCTCGAACGTCTCGATCTCCTGGACGTCGTCCAGGACGGCGAAGTCTTCGTTGGGGCTGTCCTGCCAGGGTGACTGGAGCCAGGGCTGGACCGGCAGGAACGAGCGAGCGGGCATGGCTCACTCCCTACGGGGTGGCGAGGACGTCCTCGACCGAGAACTCGTGCAGCTGGATCGTGTTGCCGGCGTTGGAGATCGACCACTGGGCGGTCAGGTCCAGGGTGTTGACCACGGACGTGTCGAAGCCGGTGCCGACCGCGGGGGCGTCCTGCAGGACCGCGGCCGTGGACTGGCCCGCGGCCGAGCCGACCACGGACTCGGAGACCCAGACCCCGTTGTGCATGAACGTGCCGCCGGTGCCGGACCCGACGGTCCGCAGGGTCAGGTACCAGTCCAGGGTCCAGCCGACGTTGGTCTTGGCAACCACGTTCAGCGCGATGGCCTTGGATGCCGCGACGATGATGTTGGCGGTCGGGCCGAGCTTGAACCGGAACGTCAGTGTGCCGGGGGTGGTGACGATGTTCGAGACCCGGCCGGAGGCCTGGACGTGCAGCCGCTTGCCGGGACGGTCGAACAGGCCGCCGCGCAGCAGCTGCTTGGCGGTCGCCGGAATGATCGACGTCTCGGTCGTGCTGGTCCCCAGCGCGGCGCCGTCCGCGAGCGCGCAGACGATCTGCTCCTGGTAGCCGGGCATGTTCGGCCCCTTTCCTGTGGCTGCTGGGTGCGGGGCGTCCCGGGGGCCGGCGGGGTTCGGCCCCCGGGATCAGGTTCCCGGGTCCGGGGTGAGGAGGGGGCTCCTCACTCCTCCCACTCGAAGGACGCGGTGAACAGGTGCGCGGCGGGCAGGGCGTTGCCGAGGTTGACCAGGGCCAGGCCGTTGGCGGTGCCCTGGTCGCAGAACAGCTCTTCGAGGAGCTCGTAGGGGATGTCGAGCCAGGACTGGGTGTTGAAGGAGTCCCGGAACAGGGGGTTGGCGCCGATGGTCGGGCCGGTAGTCCCTGCGGTAGCGGCGGTGGTGACGTCGACGCCGGTGACGCCGGAGGCCGCGCCGCGGGCGTCGAGGTTCTGCCCGGTCACGGTGGAGAACCCGGTGCCGACCACGCGGACGGACTGCCGGTAGATGCCGATGGTCATCTGCTGGGAGGTGGGGACGGATGCGCCGGCCCGGACGCCGATCCGGAGCCGGCGGAGCTTGAGGTTCGCGGCGGCGCCGGCGACGACGGCGGCGAAGTAGCCGTTGAAGGTGACACCGGAGGGGGTCCCGGCCGGCTGGGCGGTCTGGGACTCGACGGCGGCGGCGAAGCGGCCCATGGGGTCAGACTCCTGTCTGGTGGAGGCGGTAGGGGGTTTCGGTGGCCAGGGCCTCAACGCACATGGCCGCGGTCTGGATGTGGGCGGTGAGCTGCTCGAGTCGGCCCGGGTTGTCGGGGTACTTCTCGCGGCAGGTGGTCAGGACCGCCTGCAGCTGGGCCTTGAGCGTGTCGATGTCCGCGGCCATGGTGCTGGGGTCAGCGCCTGGCGGGCTTGGTGTCGACCGCGGCGGACTCGAGCTCGCCGGCCTCGAGGGGCTTGGCCATGCCGCCGGCGAGGAGCTGGGCGGCGAAGTCGTCGGGCAGGTCGGCGATCTCGCCGGGGCCCGGGTACTCGATGTGGGTGGAGGTGCCGTCGCCGTTGTCGACGAAGCGGCCGCCGGTGATCTTGCCGACCATCTTGACCTTCACGTTGCCCTCCGGGGCGGGTGTCGTTGAGTGGGTGGTGGGGGTGGGTGTCTGTGGGGAGGCGCCGGCCCGGTGGGTGGGTGCCTCCCCACAGACCAGGACCATCAGGCGGCGTTGCCCTGGAAGTACTTGACGGCGCCGGTGAGGTCGACCAGGTCGCCGTCGGCGCGCAGGACGGCGCGGATGGTGAGCAGGTCGGCGTTGAAGGCGAAGTGCTCCGACTGCTCGAAGCGGACGCCGTTGACCATGCGGACGAAGTACTGGCTGATGTCGCCGAACAGGACGGACTTGGCCGACAGGGCGACGGCCGCGATGTTCGGGTCGGTGTAGACGGGCTTGGAGAAGATGCTGTCGGGGGCGCCGAGCTGCATCGACGGCTGCCACAGGTACTGGTTGGTGGTGTCCTTGAGCTTGCGGACGTTGGCCAGGGACGAGTCCTTGAGCATCCAGGCGCAGGACGGGCTGTTGCGGTACGGGGCGATGACCGAGAAGAAGAGGTCGATCAGGTTGTCGGCGGTGAAGGCGCCGGAGACGGCGGTGCCGCCGGTGACGCCGAGGGTGGCGGCGGTGACCAGGCCGTTGGGCTGGGCAGTGCCGGTGCCGGTCATGGCGTGCGCGCCGAACGCGTTGCCGCAGGCGCGGCCGGCCTGCATGGCCAGGTAGCCCTCGAGGTCGACCGAGGTGTCGGTGACGAGCTCGTTGGAGACCTGGATCAGGACGGGGTACTTGAAGGCGTCGAGGGGGACCTGGCCGAAGGCCGGGTCCGAGGGGGTGATGGTGCCGGCCTCGGCGACCAGGGTGGAGGTGGAGTGGCCGGTGGTCTTGGGGACCTGGATCTGCTCGCCGGTGTCGGTCATCAGCAGGGTCGGGTTGGCCATCAGGATCCCGGAGACCTCGATCAGGTGCGCGACGAGGCGGTCGTAGAAGGAGATCTTGACGGTGTTCGCGCCGGCGCCGGCGGAGAGCTTGGACAGGGTCCGGAACTCGTCGATCATCTTCGGGGTCTGGGAGCGGACCTCGAAGGACTTGCCGCCCTCGCCCTTGAGGAACTTGCGCAGCTCCTCGCCGGTGCTGCCGCCGCCGTCGGGGGCGGGGGCCCGGCGGTCCTCGGGCTTGGACAGCAGGTCGGCGAACGCAGCCTCGGCGTCCTTGGCGCGCTTCTCCGCCTCGACCCACTCCTTGATCCGCTGGTCGATGCGGTCGATCTCGCCGTTCAGGCGCTGGTAGGTGGCCTCCTCCTCGGCGGAGAAGGTGGGGTCGGTGCGGCCCTCGACGGTGTCGAGGAGCTCCTTGGCCTGCTCCCAGGCGTTGAGCCGGCGCGTCTGCAGCCGCTTCATCAGGTCGATCATGGTGTCTGCCCTCCGGGCGTGACGAGGTGCCCGTCGCCCTTGCGGGGGAACGGGTCCAGGGGTGGTGGTGCAGGGGTGGTTGAGGTGGGTGTCGCCCGGCCTCAGAGGGTGTTGCCGCGCTTGAGGAGCTCGGCGCGCAGCTGCCGTACCGCCAGGGGCCCGTGCGTGTCGCGCGGCGGGCCACTGTCGGGGGTCTTGAGGTCAATCACGGTGGGGTCCTTGGCCCGGAGCAGGTCGCCGAGCTCGTTGACCGCGGCGGCCTTGACGACCAGGTCGAGGTCGAGGCCGCGCTGCTCGGCAAGTCCCCGCAGGCCGGTGGACGAGTCGAGGTAGGCAGGGGTGACGACGGGGGCGACGTCGACCAGCTGGGCCTCGACCAGGGTCCGCAGCGGGAAACCCATCTCGGTGAAGCCCCACTGCTCTCCGCCGGGGACGCAGCGGAACGCGAAGGACGAGTGCCGGACGTCCCCGCGCTTGACCAGGGCGACCAGGTCGCGGGCGTAGCTGGTGTCGGGGGCTTCGACGTCGTAGTCCAGGCCGTCGGCCAGGTCTTCCAGGGCGAGGGTGTCGGCCAGGGTCCGGCCCAGGAGCATGTCGGAGTCGTGCTGGTAGCGGCAGAGGACGTCGCCGCCGTCGGCCAGGGACTTGGTGAAGGTCCCGGCCTGGATCGACTCGACGTACCCGCCGAGGTTCTGGCTGTAGGTGCCGTACTTCAGGGCGTACCCGCCCAGGTGCTGGCCGCCGGAGGCGGCGGCGCGGAGCTCGACCGTGCCGGGCGTCTGCCGGCGCTCCACCGTCTTGGTCGTCACGGCTGTCCCTCCCGGGTGTTGACCGGCTGCTGTTTCTGGGTGGGCCTGTACAGGGCCAGCCAGTCCGCCTTCTCCTGGTCCGTCAGCGGCGCCTTGTCCTCGACGCGGCGGGCCTCGTCCTGGGTCTCCAGGCCGATGTCGAGCTGGATCTGGTGGGTCTCCATCCGGGTCTTCATGTCGGCCCGGACCAGGGCGTCGGCGTTGAACTTGGCGTACTGCGGGCGGGGCATCGCGTTGGTGAAGGCGTCCTCGCAGCGCACGTACCAGGGGCGCATGGTTCGACCGGACAGGCGCAGGTCGTCCATCTCCAGGGTGGAGTACTGCAGCGACGACCCGCCGCGCTCTCCGCCGATCTCCTCGGGTGCGATCCCGTAGATCGAGGCGACCTGGGTGGCGGTCATCTTCAGCTGCTCGATGAACCGGGCCTCGTCGGCAGGCAGGCCGATGGTCGTCAGGGACCAGTCCTTGCCGGTGACCAGCGCGTCGCGGCCGGAGACGGCGTCCTTGTACCGGGCCTTGGCCTTGTCCGCTTCCTTGGCGTCGAGGCGCTGGTCGTCGTTCTTGAGGTGGACCGAGGGGATCGCGCCATCGACGTACCAGTCGCGGGCCGAGGTCTGCGCCGCCTGCCCGGTCTCCCACAGGACCTTGAAGTAGCCGACCGGGGACAAGCCCTTTGCCCGGCCCGGCAGGACGATCCAGGGGACGTGGATGATGGCCGAGCGGTCTACCCGCCGGCCCTCGTAGTAGTAGACCGGCTCCCGGTCGTACTGGTCATCGACCGACCAGTTCCCGGGGTGGGTCCACAGGCACGCCGCCGGCCACCCCGACGAGTCGTACTGGGTGATCAGCCCGTAGGCGTTGCCCCAGGTGAGCAGCGAGACGATCAGCTGCCCCTTCCAGGTCGTGACGGACCCCCACGGCGGCCGGCTGATCAGGCTGGGCTGACGTGCCATCCGCTCCCGGGTACCGTCGGCCCGCTCCCGGTAGCCGTGCAGCGGGGTGGCGCAGAACTGGTCGGCGATCAGGCGGACCGCGGCGAACAGCGGGACCAGCCGCAGCGCGCCGTCGACGCCGGACCCGAGGAGCTGGACGTCACCGCCGGACCCGAAGACGTCCTGGTAGCTGACCGACCGCTGCTCGACGGAACGCTGCTCGGGAGCGGTGGCCGGCCTGGACCACAGGACGCTCACTCGCGCACCGCCGCCGGCGCGGTCGGCGGCTCGACCACTGTCACTGCGGCGGGCGCCGTCCAGGGCCGCTCGATGAGGGTGGCTGCGCCGATCAGGACCGCGCTGCCGGTGGCGATCCCGCCAGGGACGGACCAGACGGCGACCTGCAGGCCGGCCGCGAGCGCGAGGCCGGTCATGCCGGTGACCTCGAGGAGGGTGGTGACGATGTCGCGCAACCGTTCCCCCTCCGGGTCAGTAGATGCTTTCGGCGATGTCGTACTCGGCGTGGGCCAGGCCGGCTTTCTGGCCCCACAGGGCCAGGAGCAGCGCGACGAGGGGGCAGATGTCGGCGCTCGAGCTGGTCCGACGGAAGGCCCAGGCGTCCAGGAGCTGCCGCTTGTCGGCGCCCTTGAGTGCGTCGTCGACCAGGTCTTGGCCGAGGTGGGTGAACGCGGCCTCGGCGGCGTCGCGTTTGAGGCCTCCGCAGGCCTGGGTCATCTCCCGGGCGGTGGTGATTCGGGGTTCGATGTCGACCGCGGTGAGGTCGTTGAGCAGGGCGCCGGCCGGGCCGGTCGGGTCGAGGACGACGGGGGCGTCGGGGCCCCACTTGCCGCGCAGGTCGACCAGGCGGTCGACGACCCAGCCGTCGCCGCCGCGGTGGTCGACGACCTCGACGTGCGGGCGGCCGTCGGCGCGGGCGCCGCAGACGGCGATCGCGGCCCAGGTCGAGTCGGGGGCGACGTCGACGGCGAACACGACGGGGCCGACGATCTCGGCGGCCGGGTCGGCGCAGGCGTTCCAGTCGGGGGCGGGGATGACCTGTTTCCCGATGGTCTTGGGGACCCACAGGTTCAGGTAGGCGCGGGAGAAGTCGGCCAGGTCCATGGTGTTGAACTCGTGCCGGATCCGGGCTTCGGTGACGGTGTGCCCGAGGGCCGGCATGCAGGACCACCAGGTGGCGGGGTCCTCGGGGTCGGCGTCGGGGTCGGCGCAGTACTCGACGTAGCAGACCCCGGTGTCAGTCCCGGCCTCGGCGAACTGCCGGCCGGTGGTCACCTTGTCCTTGAGGTAGACCGATTTCTCGTCGTCACCGGCGGTGGAGACGATCCACAGCTGCGGCTGCGGGCGGGTGATCATCGGCGGCCGGAACGACTGCTCGACCCTGTTGTCGATGTGGGCGAAGGCCTCGTCGATGTCGGCGACGTCCAGGGTCGAGCCGTGGCCCGACTTCTCGGTCGTCGACTCGATCCCCCAGCTGGACCCGTTGTGCCACTTGATGGCCTCGGAGCCGTTGGACAGCCGGGCCTGCCACTTTCCACGGAAAGCCTTGGCGGCCTTGAGCTCTTCGAGGTACTCGTCGACGAACTTCTCGCGGGCCTTCTGCCGGTTCTGGGCCGTGTAGACCAGGCGTTGCCGGCCGCCGAACGCTCGGGCATCTGCCATTCGCTGGATGTTCTTGGCCAGGATCAGGGTGGTCTTGCCCGACTGGCGAGGAACTGTGATCCGGACCTCGCTGTAGGCCAGAACCCCAGTTGCCGGGTCGACCTCAAGTGCCAGGTCGGCGAGGGTCTGCTGCCAGGGCATGAGCGGCTTGCCGAGGCGAGCGGCGGCCTGGGCGACGCGGGGGCCCCACGTAGCGCGGTCTGTCCGTCTAGGAGACGACCACTGGGGCCGGCACTCCGCCGAGGTCGTCGTCATCTTGAGCTCCCTCGTGCGTCACGAGGTGGTCCAGGGCTGAGCGCCATTCCTTGCCCAGCGCTGCCGCGGTCCGCAGATCGAGCAGGACCATCGGTGACTCAAGGAGAGTGGCCAGCCAGACCACGTAGTGGCCGAGGCTCTCGGCGGCGGGGTGATCGGAAAAGATCTGGTCCAGATCGCGGCGGGTCTTCGCTGCCAGCCCCTCCGGGCAGGTCTGGGGGTCCGGCAGTGGCGGCGGGCCGGCGGCGTCCGGTACCACTTCAAGGCCTGAGCGGCGGATCCGGGCGCGCCTGTTCTTCGAACGAGTCCTGCACTTCTTGCATCGGTCGGGAACGGGGCCGCGGTCGCCAGCTGGCGAGGTGACCCCGCACTCGATGCAGCGGAAGGACCGGGACGTCATCGACCTGTAACGACGGCGCGGTGGTCGCGGTCGAACTGCTGGTGGCAGCTCTTGCACATCGGTGCGTAGGCCCAGTCCTCCGCAGGTGACCCGCAGCGACATTGGTAGGCGGCGGCCGACCCACGAAGCCGGTAGACCCGCGAGTGCGCGCCGGCGTATCTGACAGCAGCGGAGCCGTGCTGGACCGCCGGCGCCTGCCGACTGTTGAACTGGTCCCGGGCCCATGCTCGGCAGAGGGGGCACTTGCATCCGTGGCGCTGGTACGCCGAGCGGGTGCCATGCTCGACCCCCGACGCGACGTAGCAGGGCTGGCCAGTGACCAGGTCGGCCCCGCAGATATCGCAGGCCGAGCGGCGGCGCCCCGAGCCCTCCCGGGAGCCGCTCGCCGAGCATGCCTTGCAGGTCCAGTTCGTCGGCGTGCCAGTAGGGAAGATCATTCGAGTCCCTCCGTTGAACTCGTCTCGCCGAAACCCCGGATACCCACTCGCCCCAGAGGGGGTTTTTGTTGACGAGGTACGGG